AAGTACCTGATGAACCTGAAGTACCTGATGATCCTGAAGATCCTGAAGAACCTGATGATCCTGATGTACCTGATGATCCTGAAGTACCGCTTGATCCTGAAGTACCACTTGAACCTGAGCTTCCTGAAGAACCTGATGATCCTGATGTACCTGATGATCCTGAAGTACCGCTTGATCCTGAAGTACCTGATGATCCTGAAGATCCTGAAGAACCTGATGATCCTGATGTACCTGATGATCCTGATGTACCGCTTGAACCTGAAGTACCACTTGATCCTGATGATCCTGAAGAACCTGATGATCCTGATGTACCTGATGATCCTGAAGTACCGCTTGATCCTGAAGTACCTGATGATCCTGAAGATCCTGAAGAACCTGATGAACCTGATGTACCTGAAGAACCTGACGTACCTGATGAACCTGAAGAACCTGATGATCCTGAAGATCCTGAAGAACCTGATGAACCTGATGTACCTGAAGAACCTGACGTACCTGATGAACCTGAAGAACCTGAAGAACCTGATGTTCCTGAGCTTCCTGATGTACCGCTTGAACCTGAAGTACCACTTGATCCTGATGAACCTGATGAACCTGACGATCCTGAAGTACCACTTGAACCTGATGTACCTGAAGAACCTGAAGTACCACTTGATCCTGAAGAACCTGATGAACCTGACGATCCTGAAGTACCACTTGAACCTGAAGTACCGCTTGATCCTGAAGTACCACTTGAACCTGAGCTTCCTGAGCTACCTGATGAACCTGATGTACCTGAAGAACCTGAAGTACCTGATGATCCTGAAGTACCACTTGAACCTGAGCTTCCTGAGCTACCTGATGAACCTGACGATCCTGATGAACCTGCATCTCCTGCTATTGCAAAATGAACAGACATTACTTCAGTATTAGCAAATGCTACACCTGTTGGATTAGTAACACTTACTCTATACCAATCATTATCAGCACCTGCACCTGCATTAAATTGTATTGCTGTTATTTCAGCTACAAATATAGATGCATCGTCATTTTGTGCAGATTGCATATAAATTATACCCTTAGGAGTATTTGTTGAATCATCCCAAGTTGATATCCATGTACTTAAATCTGCAGGTCCAGTTGATATTACAGATATTGCAAATTGGGTTACTGATGATGGAGAAGCATCATTAAATCTAATTGTACTATCCCCAGGTTGAGCCATTGTGGTGGTATTATTAAATCTATAATTTACACCACCTCTATAACCACTAGATCCTGAAGTACCACTTGAACCTGATGTGCCTGATGATCCACTTGATCCTGATGTACCTGATGAACCTGAAGTACCTGAGCTTCCTGAAGTACCGCTTGAACCTGATGAACCTGAAGTACCACTTGAACCTGATGAACCTGAAGTACCACTTGAACCTGAAGTACCACTTGAACCTGAAGAACCACTAGTACCTGATGAACCTGAAGTACCTGATGAACCTGATGTACCGCTTGAACCTGATGACCCTGAAGTACCTGATGAACCACTTGAACCTGATGTACCACTTGAACCTGATGTACCACTTGAACCTGATGTACCGCTTGATCCTGAAGTACCTGATGAACCTGAAGAACCGCTTGAACCTGATGAACCTGATGAACCTGAGCTTCCTGAAGAACCACTTGAACCTGAAGATCCCGAAGAACCTGAATTACCTGTTGCTGAGAAGCTTACTACAACATCATCATTGGTAGAAAAAGTTGGAGTATATACTATTGAGGTAAGAGCAAATTGGTAATAATTTGTTAAAGTTGTTTTTGAAGTAACAGTCGCAACTAATATGTCTCCACCACTATCTCTCATTTGTACAGTGACTGTACCGTGTCCCGTTGTAGAATTTCCTGTACTATCCCAGTTATTTAACCAATTAACTTGGCTTACATTATTTTGATCAAATTTATTAATTTGAAGTGTAGTTGGAGATGAAGTAATGCCCAAAAATCCATTTGAATTAATTCCTGATGAATTAAATCTGTATTCCACTCCTCCTCTATCACCGGATGTACCTGATGATCCACTTGATCCTGAAGTACCTGATGAACCTGAAGTACCGCTTGAACCTGATGTACCACTTGAACCTGATGATCCTGAAGTACCTGATGAACCTGAAGAACCTGAAGTACCTGAGCTTCCTGAAGTACCTGAGCTTCCTGAAGTACCGCTTGAACCTGATGAACCTGAAGTACCTGATGAACCTGATGTACCTGAAGAACCTGAAGTACCTGATGAACCTGAAGATCCTGAAGTACCGCTTGAACCTGATGAACCTGAAGTACCTGATGAACCTGATGTACCTGAAGAACCTGAAGTACCTGATGAACCTGAAGATCCTGAAGTACCGCTTGATCCTGAAGTACCTGATGATCCTGAAGATCCTGAAGTACCACTTGAACCTGAAGTGCCACTTGAACCTGACGATCCTGATGTACCTGAAGAACCACTAGTACCTGAAGAACCTGATGTACCTGATGATCCACTTGATCCTGAAGTGCCACTTGAACCTGAGCTTCCTGAAGAACCTGATGATCCTGATGTACCTGAAGAACCACTAGTACCTGAAGAACCTGAAGTACCTGATGAACCTGATGATCCTGAAGTACCGCTTGAACCTGAAGTACCGCTTGAACCTGAAGTACCTGATGATCCTGAAGATCCCGAAGTACCGCTTGATCCTGAAGTACCTGATGAACCTGAGCTTCCTGATGTACCACTTGAACCTGAAGAACCTGATGTACCACTTGAACCTGATGATCCTGAGCTACCTGATGAGCCTGCATCTGGTAAAAATGTTACTGATACTTTTTCGTTAGTTGAAAAATCAGTTGCACCACCCCCACCTGTAGTACCTTGTGGTGATGTTACTGTAAATGTTAAATTATTAGCTCCTCCTGCCCATGAAAATGAAGTTACTTCTGCTTGAAATGATTTATCTCCTCCTGCATTTAATATTTGTAATAAACCTTTTCCTGGGCCATCATTTATGTAATTAAAGAATGGTACTACACTACCTCCTTGATTATTTAAATTATCTAATTCTACTTCAGTAACTGATGCTACTATACCATTATCAAAATTTAATTTACCTGCTGTTACTGAAGTTGCAGGGTTAACATAATCAAAAGGAATACCACCAACTATACCTGAAGATCCTGATGAGCCACTTGAACCACTTGAACCTGATGTACCTGATGAACCTGAAGTACCTGATGAACCACTTGATCCTGATGTACCACTTGATCCTGATGTACCACTTGATCCTGAAGAACCACTAGTACCTGAGCTTCCTGAAGTACCGCTTGAACCTGAAGTACCGCTTGAACCTGAAGAACCTGAAGTACCTGATGAACCTGAAGAACCACTAGTACCTGAGCTTCCTGATGTACCGCTTGAACCTGAAGTACCACTTGATCCTGATGAACCTGATGTACCTGAAGAACCACTTGATCCTGAAGAACCACTAGTACCTGAGCTTCCTGAAGTACCGCTTGATCCTGAAGTACCGCTTGAACCTGAAGAACCTGAAGTACCTGAAGAACCTGAAGAACCACTAGTACCTGAGCTTCCTGATGTACCGCTTGATCCTGAAGTACCACTTGATCCTGATGAACCTGAAGTACCTGAAGAACCACTTGATCCTGAAGAACCACTAGTACCTGAGCTTCCTGAAGTACCGCTTGATCCTGAAGTACCACTTGATCCTGATGAACCTGATGTACCTGAAGAACCACTTGATCCTGAAGTACCACTTGATCCTGAAGAACCACTAGTACCTGAGCTTCCTGAAGTACCACTTGATCCTGAAGTACCACTTGAACCTGAGGATCCTGAAGTACCTGATGAACCACTTGATCCTGATGTACCACTTGAACCTGATGTACCTGAAGAACCTGAAGTACCACTTGAACCTGATGAACCTGAAGTACCTGATGAACCTGATGTACCACTTGAACCTGATGTACCACTTGAACCTGATGATCCTGAAGTACCTGATGAACCTGAAGAACCTGAAGTACCTGAGCTTCCTGAAGTACCTGAGCTTCCTGAAGTACCGCTTGAACCTGATGATCCTGAAGTACCTGATGAACCTGATGACCCTGAAGTACCTGAGCTTCCTGAAGTACCTGAGCTTCCTGAAGTACCGCTTGAACCTGATGATCCTGAAGTACCTGATGAACCTGAAGAACCACTAGTACCTGATGAACCTGATGACCCTGAAGTACCTGAGCTTCCTGAAGTACCACTTGAACCTGAAGTACCACTTGAACCTGATGTACCACTTGAACCTGATGATCCTGAAGTACCTGATGAACCTGAAGAACCTGAAGTACCTGAGCTTCCTGAAGTACCACTTGAACCTGAAGTACCACTTGAACCTGATGACCCTGAAGTACCTGATGAACCTGATGAACCTGAAGTACCTGATGAACCTGAAGTACCACTTGAACCTGAAGTACCACTTGAACCTGATGACCCTGAAGTACCTGATGAACCTGATGATCCTGAAGTACCGCTTGAACCTGATGACCCTGAAGAACCTGAAGTACCTGAGCTTCCTGAAGTACCACTTGAACCTGAAGTACCACTTGAACCTGATGATCCTGAAGTACCACTTGAACCTGATGACCCTGAAGTACCTGATGAACCTGAAGAACCTGAAGTACCTGAGCTTCCTGATGTACCACTTGAACCTGAAGTACCACTTGAACCTGATGATCCTGAAGTACCTGATGAACCTGATGACCCTGAAGTACCTGATGAACCTGATGAACCTGAAGTACCTGATGAACCTGATGTACCTGAGCTTCCTGAAGTACCGCTTGAACCTGATGAACCTGAAGTACCTGATGAACCTGAAGTACCACTTGAACCTGACGATCCTGATGTACCTGAAGAACCTGATGTTCCTGAGCTTCCTGAAGTACCGCTTGAACCTGATGATCCTGAAGTACCTGAAGAACCACTAGTACCTGATGAACCTGACGATCCTGAAGTACCTGATGAACCTGATGTACCGCTTGAACCTGAAGTACCTGATGAACCTGAAGAACCACTAGTACCTGATGAACCTGAAGAACCACTAGTACCTGATGAACCTGAGCTTCCTGATGAACCTGCAGATGAAGAACCTACAAATAACCAATTATTAATATCAGTAACGTCGGTTGCATCTGTTAAAACATAAATACCATTATTTGCTGCTGTTGTATCTTGAGCAACAGTAACAGTCATACCATTGTAGACATAAGAATTCCCATCTAAAGCAGTCCAGTTAGATGCTATAGTTAAGTCTGCTTTTGTAGGTATATTTGCCCTAGCATCAAACGCCGCTGCTGCTTCAGGTTCAAAATTTCCTGCTAATACAAATTGTCCTTGAGTTCTTCCCATATTATACTGTAAATCTTAATTGTCTTGCACCTGTTGTAACTCCATTATGTGTATACCTATTATAAGCAACTGAGTTACCTTGAATTATATTAGATACTGATGATATTGTAAATTGAGATAAATTAATGCTATCCCATTCACCACTAAATGTGTTAAATTGTTGTAAGCCTGTTATTGTTGACCATGCTACTGGTATGTCTATTGTTTGTTTGTTTCCTCCTGTTTCTGCTACCATTGATACTTCTTCATATACAGTCATTGACTGTAAATCTTGTTTAGTTAATGTACTAATACTTACTGTGGTTGCAAAGGTTGGAAAAACTCCTTTTAATGTTCTTGTTATAGTATTTGTTGTTCCAGCAGGTAAAGGATTATCAAAATCTCCTCCCACACTATTTAAAGGTTGTTGACCGGCATCATAAGAAACTGCTGATGTCCAATTATTATCACCTTGTACTATAGTATATGAAACTGTAGTATTTGTACTATTTGATGTAGATGTACTACTCTGTGGAGATGGAACTGAACCAGGTCCTGAATAATTATATGCGTTAGGTAAACCACTTCTAAATCCATTAGTTGAATATGCTGGGTTAATTGATCCTCTATTAAATGATGAATTTAAATTAATAGTAGATCCTGCTAATGTTGTATATACTGTTCCAACTTCTCTAAAAGTATTAGGTAAACTTGGAGTTGTAGATAATGTAAAACCGTGTGAAGGAGAAGTTAATGTGGGGTATAAAGTTGGATATAACATCAAATTCATCATTTCAGTAAATGTTTTATTTGAAAATGTTGTGTTTGTTGCTATATTATCAAATGGGGAATTGCCCGGAAAGTTTTGTGGAGTCGGAGTTGCATTTGTAAAAGTATCAGAACCTCCACCACCTCCAGTTATTTCAACATTAGCAGTATTTCCAGTAGATGTAACTGTAACTCCTGTACCTGTAAAATTTATTATATTAGCTGCTGGTAAAATTTCACTACCATCATCTTGTATTCCAATTCCACTAAAACCTGGTAGAGTTGATAAATCAAATGTTTGAGAGTTACTATTTCCTCCTTGCCCATCAGAATAATAAAAAGTTAAATCAGTACCAATTAAAGAGCCAGAATAAAATAATGACTTAAAATTGTCATCTACTTCCGTATAGGTAAGCTCAGACCCTTTTATTAATCTTAATGTTATTGACATATCCTGGTTTATTTATAAATATTAAAAATAATTTCTTATTTAAATACTGTCATTAAAACTTGCAGGATTATTACTTGAGTGTATAGATGTTCTAGGATTAGTTGTATTTTCATTTTCAGGTATTCTTTTAACTGTTTCTAAATCAAATATAATTTGAGTTACATTACTTATTTTTTTAATTGATGATAATTCTTTTTGTATAGTATCAGGAACTAAATAACCATGTAATTTTAAAGAAAAATTTGTTTTTACAACTCTATTTCCTGCATCTTCTATTTCAACAGAAGTAGCATAATTATCAATACGAGCTCTAAATTTAAATCTTTCAGGATTACCCCAATATGAGTCTGATGCATAATTCATAGCTTCTACTATTTTATTCATTTGTTCTACATAATAAGTAGATATAATAAAATCATAAGTTAAAGCTACATAATCTGGTACTACTACAGCATATGATTCTTTTTTTGGAATTCTATTATTTAATATATTAAAATTATCATATGCATTTTTTTGGCTGTAAGGTTTTTGAAATAATTGAACATTATTAGGATAATTAGCATCTAATTTATTAGCAATATTTCTTATTTTTTCAACATTATTACGTTTAAAGGTAATAACAGGCATCATAATTTTACCTTTTAAATCTCTATAATACCCTTGTTTTTGTACTTGGGCCCAACGTTCAGGTGAACCATAATAAACAGGTACTTTAGTTACTACACCATTTTGTAAAACTGTAGGTTTAATTATATTTTCTAAATAATAAAATATAGCTTCATCATTTTCTTTTAACCCTAATTCAAAAGGTTTTGTAGTATCTCCTCTAAAAGATACTTGATTACCTCTATTAGTTTTATCAGGGAAAGCTAAATTTGGATTTCCCGTTGAATCCCCAGTTTCAGGATTTACATAAGGTTGCTGCCCTGGAGTATTTAACAATATCTCTTTTTGTGTTTTTGGGGTTGGATTTTTTCTATTACCTGCCATATTATATAAATCTTGCTTGTGTTAGACCTAATTTATCTGCTTGTACATAATGAGACTTACAAATAATTGAAATATTAGAACCATAATTACTTAAATCTCCATTTAATGGAGCATTAATTGGATTAGGATTATTTGGATAATCTGGATTTTTACCTACAAAATATTGATTAGCTATTACTTCATGTACTTCATAATATCCTTCATTATACATAATAATATCTCCTACTTGTGGAACTAAATCAGCACCATATTCAGCTGTAGTATCTGTATATGACATACCTTCTCCATTAAAATCTTCATTTTTACCTAATAAATCATCTCTTAAAAAGCTAAATTGAATTTCTTTATTAAAATCTGTTCCTAAATCACTTTCAGGATAAATTTCATCTGTTCTTTCTACTAAAGTATTAAGTAAAACTGGACCCATATAATACTTTTCGTGGGCTGCTTCACCATATAAATTAATTTTAGTTTCCTCTAATTTGTATTTATAAAAAGCACACTGTTCGGTGATTATATCCCCCATCAGTTCTCTACTCATATGTCTAAATAGACTTACATCTCGTTGTGTGCCAAATAATGCCATATTATCCTATATAAATTACTCTTGGAACTCTATCTAATTCTTTCATTACAAAATCAGATTCTGCTGTTCTTCTTTCTAATAACTTTTCTCTAGAAGTTTCATCAAAATATGCTCTTAATTGTTCTAGTAATGCTGTTTTTTCATCTCTTGCTGCTTGTAATAAATCAGCCTGATTAAGTGTTATTTCCGCATTAGGTATAGGAACTGTTTCATATTTTCCTCTTACATATCCTAACATTTCTTTACATATAGCTAAAGTCATTTCAAAAATCCAACTTCTACCTATAGAATTTATTTTTTCATATGTAGGATTTTCATAAGGTACTTCTGCTACTGTTTTTATTTTTTCATCATATTCATCTAATACTAAAGATGCTGATGATCTTTGTGATTTTAACATAAATTCTACCCATAAATTTCCACACCCTGTTGAATTTGATCCTGATGTATAATTTAAACTAGAAGGTATTGGAAATACTCTTAATACATTATTATGCATTTCAAATGAATAGTTTGATATTCTTATCATATCATTTAGTTCAATTTGTTGGATTAATTGCATATCATAATTTAAGGGCATCATTAAATATCCTCCCATACCATAACCACCATCTAATCCTCCTAAACCATCAATTCCAGCTACTGTTCCTCCTAAACCAAAACCATAACCCCCATAAGAATCTGCCCAATAAGCTGATGCAGGAGGACCTTCAAAGAATACTCTCATGATTTCAATATCATTTTTTTCTTTAAAACCATTTTGTTCAGCTATAACATTTAAATCATAATCCTGAACTCCTACAGTTAAAGGAACAGCCATTTTATGCCATGGGATATTACCTCCAGTTCCTGCTTCTGAACCATATTGTTCTGAATAGTCTATAACTCTTCCTAAATTAGGTGTTACTATAGTTTTATTAATATTTACTGTATTTTTAGCTCCTTCTAATGTTAGATAATTTTCTCTAATTTTATAAGCATATAATTCATTTCCATATATAGTTACTGCTTCTTCAAATGCAGCATAAAAGTTTTTTGCTTGTAGTTCAATCTCTACTAAAGGATAACCCAATCTTAAAGCACAAAAATTTGCTACTTTATCTGCATCTTTTTCAAATTCTATATCATGATCGTAAAATCCAAAAGGTGTATCTCCTGGGTGAAATGAACTTGAACCGGGCCAAATTGGTATGTTTGCCATAATTTATTTTTTAATTTGTTGCTACTGGAGCGTTAACTATTACATATTCTACATCTACACTTCCGGATATAGCATACACAGAAATAAATTCTATATCCTGTTCAAAATTACCATTAAATTTACTTCCTGAACAATTTGGAGAAGAAAATACTATTGATGATGTAGGTAAACATTCCATTGTCCAATAACTTTTAGTTCCTGTTAAAGAAAAGTCATCCATAGATAATATATAAGATAAATCATTTGTTGGATTTCCTATATTAGCTTTAGCTACAGTTATTGAATCCCCTACATTATATAAATTTCCTCCTGTTTGAATTGTAACATTAGTTGGTCTTACTGTAAGATTAGCTGCTGTTAATGCTGGTAGGGTATTTGCTACAGATGTTGCCATATTAGTTGATGATAAATTACCTACATAATCCCCACTTACAGCCCCAAATCCTAAAGTTTCTAATAATGATTCTTTAATTACTATATCTTGATTTACTGCATAACCTAATCCAACTGCTTCTATAGTTGCTCCAATAATAACTCCTCCTGCTGATACAACTCGAATTGTTGCGCCCTGTCCTGTAGAAGTTGTTATTGGTATATCTCCTATTGTAGTATTATTAGTTACTGTAGGTGCTATTATATTTGTTAAATCGGTTGCTTTTACTAAATTACCATTAGATAAAGCACCTGCTGGTATTACTAATTGATCTCCAACAGCATAATCTGATCCAGATGTTACAAATGATAACGATGTATAAGTTGGGATAGAAGCATCATTTCCAGCTCCTGCTGTTACAGTAACAGAACCTGTTGCTCCAGTTCCAACACCCCCAATTAAAGGTACAATATATGTTCCTATAGCTGCGTTTGTAGTAGTAGCAGGAGTTAATGTGACAGCTGGGGTTGAATTTAAAGTTTCAGCAGTTATTACACGAAGTGTCATTCCTGTACCATTACCTGTTGTTGTTGTTGGGATATTTGAATAAGTTCCTCTTGTTCCATTTATACCACCACTACTATAAGAACCACTTAAATCTGATCCTACATTTCCTGATTCTGATTCTCCATTTGATGAAGTAAAAGAAATAGCTAAACGATTAGAATCATCCATATTCGTAATTCTTCCATAAGCTATACTATATGAAGGGAATAAAGCAGGACCAGGAGTTAAACCATTTGTATTAATTAAATCTACATTAGTTTCAGATGGAACTGTTACAATTCTTCTATCGTAATTAGTTACATTAGGAATTCTATAAAAATTTTCATGTACAGTTCTTTGACCGCCAACAATATGTTCTTCTTTTATATTTACACGAAAAGTATTTGGATTTACAGTTGATGCCATTTTATTTTTGTTATAAATATCACAAAAACAAACGAAATAAATGTATTATTTATTTTTTTCGGCTTTTTCCACTACTTCCAGAAGTACTTAATATTCCTCTTTCTTCTGCTTCTTCATATATTTCAATTAAATCATCAACTATAGGATCTCTATGGTTTTGCATTAAAGTAACACCCCCCATTTTTTTAACTTTTCTTGAAGCAGCATATAAAAATCTAAATCCAGAATCTGCTTTACTTCTTAAATCTACTTGATGGTCATCCCCACAAACTATCATTTTAGATCTTAAACCAATTCTAGTTGATATCATTTCCATTTGTTCATGAGTAACATTTTGTGCTTCATCTACAATAATACATGAATCTAAAAAAGTTCTACCCCTCATAAAGGCTAAAGGAACTATTTCAATTGCTCCATCTTCAATTAATTTTTCTATTTTTACTTTATCATAAAGGGTATACATATTTTGATAAATAGGTTGAATCCAGGGATCCATTTTTTCTCTTAAATCTCCTGGGAGAAAACCTATTTCTTCTTTTGATACTGTAGGTCTGGTGATTATAATTTTAGAATAATGTCTTCTTAATAAACCATCTAGAGCTACATTACAAGCTAATAAAGTTTTACCAGATCCAGCTTTACCAGCTAATATAGTTAAAGTGTTTTCTAATATTTTAGCTTTTGCTTCTTTTTGTTCTTTATTTAATTGTATTTTAAACTTTATAGGATTTTTCACTATTCGTTTTTTTCTAAAAACTTCGTCACTATGATGGTTTGAGGTCATTATTATGGATTTTAATTAGTTTATCTAAACCTGCATTTATATGCATTGTTTCTTGTAATAAAATTTCAAATGTAAATCTATTATCTAAAGGTAAAACTAAGTCTACTTGAGAACCCCATCTAATTAAGCTAAATCTTTCATTTTGGGTGCAAAAATCTTGTTGTTTTTTAAATGGAGCAATTACATTTACATCTTCATCAGCAATTTGTATTATATGGTATGTATAGTCTAAAGAAGGCACATATATTTGATTAGACATTCTTTCATTAAATTTTAAGTAATCCATATTATTAGGATTAATTACTTTATTTAAAATATCTTTTTCTACAGCTAACATAGGTTTATTTGTGGATTCTATAGGTTCTAAACTTTTATATTTTAAAACTCCCCCATATGGGATTCTATTAATATGTACGTCATAAAAAGACATAAATATTCCTATAACCAAAGAAGGTTTATTATAATTTTTATCTCCCATTACATCTTGAATAGTGTAATCTATACCTTTAATTTCAAGTACTTGTTCCTCAGGTTGTACTATTTTTTGATAAAGAATAGTTCCATCAGCTGGGCTGTAAAAATGCTTATAGTCAATGTGGGTAGGTCTTATTGGGTCTCTAAAGAAAAAGGTATTACTTAATTCACCTATTGGTAATTTAGATAATTCAGCAACTTCTCCATTTAGCCAATCTTCTAATTTTTCAGCCATTAAAGAAGTGATTTAAAATGATCTACTCTATTTAAATGCATTACCATACAACTTAACATAGCACCTGATTTCATATATTCGGATAAGTTAAAAATTACTGGTTCCATTCCTTCATCAGAACATATTTTTTCTAATGAAGATATTTTATGTTTTTCACCTTCATAAAATTCATCTCCTCGTTTCATTTCTGATATATTAGAAGCACATAAAATCATATTACCTAACCTAACAGAATTAGCCATTCCATACATTGAGTCTTCAGCATCTATGTCTATTATATTAGTATATTTGTTAATTTGCGCTAACTCGGTTTTATCATATAACTCAGTACAAACCATAGTTGACCGCGTATTTAACGGAAAAATACTACAATCTAAATGATACATATACTCATCAACCATTTTAACTTTAATAACTTTCATATTAAAATTTTCTTCCATCCAGTGATATGTTTTTATATCTGAACGGATATCATATCCTCCTATATAAACATTATCTTTTAAATATTTTATATCTGCTTCACCTTCCCATTTATGAGGAGATATATGGGTATTATAACCCATTTGATTAAAGAATTTTTCTCCTACATATTCTTCACCTTGTCTAGGAGGTGAAGTATAATTAGATAATAAAATATGATTTTTTTCTTTAATATGAGGTAATTGTAAACCTAAATTAGCAACATATATTAAATCCTGAAAATTGCCTTCAGCAGGTAATAAATGTACTAATGACTGACCTGCCATAAAATTATAGAGATCCATAAATTGTTTATAAGCTTTAGGTCTATTAATTGATAATTCTTTTTCGGACATTTCTTTCATCCAAACATTATTTGGATCATTAGTAGAAAAAGTATGTGGGAAATTCATTACATAACTTTGAATTGGTAACTGTGAGGGTGTCTCTTTCATTTTAAAACTTTTTATTTAATAATTTATTATCATGTATACATATACTAATTACCTAGTAGGTATATTATTTAAGTAAAAAAAAGCCCCGCTTTCGCGAGGCTTTTCTTAAATATACTAAATATACTATTAAATAGTATTCAAGTTTGAAACGAAGATTCTTCCGTAGAATTCCGGTCTTAACATCTTCTTAGCATAACGAGTTAATAAACCTTTTCTTGGAGTAAAGGTTGTTGGATCGTATACTAATGGAGTCATGATAAGTGGAATGTATGGAGAGAATACAGCACCTGCTTCTAAGAACTGACCACCTCTGTATCCTAATAGGATAGTGTTGTCTGTCATATAAGGGTTTTTGTAAACTTGGTATCTACCATTCATTGATCCAGCTTTCTGAACACCAAATGCATAGCTCATTTTAGCAGCATCACCATCTGAGTTACTAGCAAATCCTGGAATAGATTCAATAATAGTAGCTACACTTGGAGAACATACCATAAAATTAGCTCCACCTCTAAGAGTTCTTTGGTGAATAACATTACTTAACTTCTGAACTTTAGTTCCTAAAGTTTGGAACCATTGTCCTTGAGAGTTAAAGAAATTCAAGTTACCATTCACAACACCACCAGCACCAATTGCTAAGTTGTTTTGTGCACTCCAATATTCATCTCCAGCACCTGCTGATTCGATTAACATTGAAAGGATTTCTTGATCAATTTCTAATGAAATATACTCACTCATGATTGAAGTTAATTCAGCTTCTGCATCTAGAGAATGGTAAGCATTTAGATCTTGAGCAAACTCAGGAGTCCAAACAGCTTTTAATTTTCTAGTTTTAGCAACTATAGCTTCACTTCTCATTGCAACATTGATTTCTGGAATAGCAATTGGAGTATTGAAACCAGAACCACCAGCAGCAGGATTACCTAAAGCAGCATTTCCATCTTCAAAATCACCTCTGTTATTATCAGAAGGTTGTAGAGTTTGTTGAACGTTAAATCCAGTTACTGTTGAATTAACACCAGCACCTAAATCTACTACCCATCCTGCAGTTGCACCTGCAGCTGAAATAGTACCTAATCCGAAGAAAGATATTACACCAGCAGCTGGAATACTTGCAGCATCTAAAGTAATTGAAATTGCAGTACCTGCAACAGCAGCTAAAGTGTTAGGAATTGCAGCACCAGACCATGTTAAAACATCACCTGCAGCATATCCTCTACCTGGGTTGTTAATAGCTACAACAGAAGCTAAACCAGCACCAGCATTACCTAATACGTCAATTGTAAGTCCAACACCATTTGCAGAAGTTGAAGTTGTACATTTTACGTTTAAGTCATCTACACCAGCACCAGCGTTAGTACCATTAGTTAATGTTAAAGCACCAGCAGGTACAGTTGAAAGTGTACATCCAACTTTACTACCTGTTGCTAATGCATTTTGTGCAGGAGCAGGTAAGTAAGCACCTTGATCAATTTTCGTGAATGCCGGTAATTGAGTAGCTAATAAAGCATTACCTGCAGCATTTGAAGTTAAATAAAAACCTTCAATAGCTTCTAAATCAGCAAATGTTTGCAATAATGAAAGTGCAGGAACAGCAACTGATCCAGCAATACTTAATGTAGCAGGAGCTGAACATTTAGTTACTGTAGTAGCAACTGAAGTTTGTAAACCATCAAATGCTTGAGCAGCAACACCTGTTAAAGCAAATGGGAATGTTGAATCTGCATCTAAATCTAGATAAAAATCAGCATTACCAACAACAGCACAGTCAGTTAATTGACCACCTACAACAGTGTTGAAATTTTGAGTTGAGTATCCAAATCTACCAGCACCATAAAGACCACCTGCAGCAGCGTTACCAAAACCACTAGTGTTAGTAGCTGGGTTAACTGGTGAAGGAGTACCATATAATGAAGTACCGTTAGCGAATGGTAATTTTGCAGCATTTCCTGCGGTAGCTGGAGATGCAACTTGAGTACCACCATATTGGAAGTCTAAGTAAAATACTAGACCTGAAGGAAGGTTCATTGGTTGAACCGAAACGAATTCTTTCGCTGCGATTTGTCCAAATACCTTTCTTACTAATGGTAAAGCAACTCCAGCCCATTGACCAGCAGCTCCCGTACCAGGGTTAAAAGTACCAGTACCTCCACCCGTCTGAGTGTTCTCTGTTACTAATTGTTTAGCTTGGTTTTCTAAGATCATAGACATATTGTTTTTGTCTTGCTCAGTAGCCATGCCTTCAAGTAATCCTGTTTTGGACCACTTGTCAGCTAATCTTGCAGCATCACTCTGTAGTGATTTGTAAGAATTAGCGCTTTCTAATAAAGAATTTAATTGTGACATATTTTTTTAAATTTTAGTCGTTAATAATTAATTGTTATGATTTGATAATGCCAGCTAATTTCTGGAACCTCATTATCATTTCATTTGATTCTACAATTGGTTTTTTAGTTGTAGAAGTTGATGGTGCTGTCATTGATTTAGAAGCTCTACCTAAATTTTCATTTACATAGTTTTTCTTAGCTTTGAAAGATGTACCTACAGTTTCAAATACTAATTTTGCTTCTTTTACAGTGCTAGCTTTATCAAAAGCTTCTAATACTTTAACCTTTTGAGTTTCAGTTAAGTTTTTAGATTTAAAGATTTTGTTAGTGTAAAGTAATTTAGCATTTAATAAATTGATTTCATTTAACTCAGATCTTAAAGTTTCAACAGTAGCATAAGCTTCTCTTAATTCTTCTTTCATCTTAGAATCACCAGCAAATTTTCTTCCACCTAAGGCTTTTTCCATGTTTTCAGAATCAGCTCTACGTTGTTTCATGTCTTGCTTTTTCTTACCATGTTTAGCGCCTTCAGCATCGTCTAATCGTGCATCGTACCCTTGTTTTTTCTTTTCATCAATTTTTTCTTCTGCTTCATCTAACTCTACGTCAACCGCAGTTACCGCATCGTCTTCTACTTCTAACTCACCTTCTTCATCTACGTCTACATCAACATCATCTTCGAATGATTCACCAGCTTCTAATTCACCAGCTCCAACCATATCTTCGATTACGTCTTCAATAAACTTTTTGAGGTCATCTTCAGACATATCTTCAAGATCGATATCTTCGTCCTCGTCTTCATCTTCTTTCTCGTCTTTTTCACCATCTAAGTAGCCTTCCTCTTCAGCATCAGTACGTTCGTCCTCTTTCAAGTCCTCTTTTTCGTCCTTAATACCGTCCTTGTAGCCTTCTTCTTCAGCGTCTGTACGAGCATCCTCATTTAGTTCATTTTCTAATTCTGCTAAAATTTCGTCTAGATCAGATACATCTTCCTCTTTGATTTTACGCATTTTTTCAGTTTCAGTCTCAGCCTTGTTATCAGACTTACGATCGTCACCTTCGCGCTTTTCCTTTTTGGTCATGTATTCTTTTCTTTCCTCCATTTTATCATCATCTTTTTTTGCTTCGTCTACTTTATCATCTGCTTCTTCTTTCACGTCCTCTTTTTCCATTTCTTCTAACTTTGCAGCTAACATGGATTTGATTTGTGGTTGAAAAGCTTCTTCTAAAGCAAGCTTAGCATTTGCAATGGCTGATTCTTTAACAGTCTTTGCATCGGCAATAGCCTCTTTTAAAAAGTCTCTGTTCATTTTTCCTTAATTTTTTTTGGAAGTACGATTATTTGGAATCGTAATAAGAATTATTATTATTCAAATGTCATATCAGAAATGACATATTATGCTTATACGTATATGTAAATATTTAAAAATTAAAAAAGAAAAAGCGCTTCTTCGAAAAGAAAGCGCTAATTCCGGTTCACAGGAACAAAAATCTTAAAATATTGGGCACGAACCATTCGCACATAATATTTCTGTAATTATATTATTTACTTTTTTATATGGTGATGGGGTAGGAATAGTTAATCCTTCTTTTACTAAATGCATAAATGAATCTGGGTTTGATGGAGTTGAGACAAAATCCCAACATAGTAATTCAAAATCATCTTGAACTTCTTGTACTTCCCCCATTGGTTTTAAACTTCCCATTCCACGTGAAGAAACACCAACAGTAATTCCACTTTCTACTAATGCTTTTAATATATTTCCTGCTGGAGTAGGTAAAATTTCTATTTTACCCATTACATTATCGCCATCCCACCAAACATCTTTTATATTATGTGATACATTTTTTAAATTAATAATAGTATCATCAGGATGATCTAATTCACCCATTGCTCTATTTTCTTCTACTAGTACTTTGTATTTGTCTATTTCTCTATCCCATAATTCTTTAGAGTAATATCTACCATTACCATTTTTAACTTCGGCTGTTGCTAATATTCCTTCAACTAATGGATTACCTGCTTCTGAAGTAAGTTTTTCAGATAAGGACTTAGGCATGGCTGTAAAAAGCCTTGTTTCAACAAGTACTTGCTTATTCATATTTTTAGTTTTCTCTAAATTTCTTTAATCCAGAGTATGATTCAGGATTATCATTTGAATTATAATTTGATTCATCATTAGAATTTTCATTAGAACCAGCATTACTTTCTTCTGCTATTTCTTCATTACTATTATTTCTAAATGCTCTTTCTGATGTATCACTACCTGTTGCTCCAGCATAGTTTGAAGATCCTAAATCTTCATCTACAACTTCTGTTTTTTTATAAGCTTTACCACACATTTTTTCATAAAGTTTTTCCATCTTCATTTTTCTTTTTTCAAGATCTTTAACTTCACGTTGCATTAGTTTAATTTTATTTTTATCGGCTAACTCAGATAAATTTTCATCTTCAGTAACCATAGAAAGTCTTGCATTTTTCTTTTCTACAAGTTCATCAATATGAGCAATTTTAGCTTCTAAAGCAACTATTTGAGATTGTTTGTCAATTTCAGCTAATTTACTATCTAATGTTTCTTTTTTTACTTTCTTTTTAGCAACTGGTTTTTCACCTAATGGGCCACTTTCCATTAAATCTATTAATGATATCATTTTATTTTCTTTTAATTTTACTTTTTCCATTTGATCTGATTTACTTGCTGTTAAACCAGGAGCTTCTTCTGTATATCCTATTCCCTCAACTCCAAAAGCAGCATTTTTAATATAATGTAGAGGATCTTTTGCTAAATTTTTAGCAACTAATTTTTGTGCTTTTTCTATAGCTTCCCCTAAATTAGCATCAGATATTGTTTCTCTAACTTTATCCATTTCAAATTTAACCCCTAATCTAAATTCTTCGCCGTTTAAATTATCAATATTTTTGTCATCCTTATAATCAAATCCTTTTGTTTCCAATTCAACAACATCTTTGTTAGGTTCTTTTACTTCTGCTTTAATAGCTTCATCTTTTTTTGCAGCTGCTGTTTCTTCTTTAATAATATTCATATTATCATTAAATATTGCAAACCAATCTGGGGATTTAGTTGGGTTAACAACTCCTGCTAAATTTTCTGTTATTACAGATCTATTTAATAATATTTCTTCTGCTTGTTTAAAGGTAGCCGAATTGACTATCATATGAGGATAGTTTCTTTTAACTTCTTTAAGGAAAATCTCTTTACTACCTTTTCCTTTTTTTATTTGGTTATATTGTTCTTGTAATGTTTTCATTTATTTTCCTTTTAATAAGTCTTTAATATCTTTTATATAGTCTAAAATTAAATCTGTTGGTTTAATTACTGAATATGATGAAGGATTATCATTATAATAATCACTTGTTTCATTTTTAGCATTGCTTAACATTTTATAAATATCATTCATTTCCTGTTCAATCACATCAAATGCTGCTATTCTTTTATTTTGATATTCTTTTTGATCTTCAAATAAATCAACAACATCTAATTTTGAACCTTTTTGTACATAATTTCCTGATTTGTTTTTAGGAACTAATTTATACCCATATGCATCTAAATTAATATTTTCATTTAAACTTTCCGGTATAGGTTTTTGTTTCTTTTTAGGTACTCTAAAAGCATATGGGGTTAAAAATGCACCAGCTGCCCCAGATGTAGATACCTCATCAATTTCTTCTTCAGTTAATTGTCCTTTTAGTTGAGCATAAAATGCTGGGTATTCTTTCCTTATATGAGTTCTAAATTTATTAAATTCTAATCTTAACTCATCTGCTATACTTCTTAATACCTCATCATCTCTTACAGATTCACCTTTAACCAAATCATTAGCTGCATCTTTAGTTGCTTTAAGTTGTTTAATAAGTTCACTGAATGAAGGTAGTCTAATTATTTTGTGAGAAATACCCCCACCTTCGGATTCATAATCAGCATCTGTTTTAAAATAAGTATCACCATCGTCTGATAAGAAATCTCTATCATCCCAAGGACCGTATCTTTTTTCAATCCATGCTTTTAATTTTGGATCAATATCTTTTCCTTTAGCTTCTTTAATTAAGCTAACTATTTTATTGATAATTTTATCCATTAGCTACTGTTAATTCTTCTAATAATGTATGATATTGTAACAAATCAACTAAATGAGAATTTTTAACTTTTGTCCTTTTATTTAACTCAATAATTAATTTATCTATTTCTTGAAGTTTAATTTTAGTTACTTTATCTTTAACTTTTTTAGTCTCTGATTTTATCTTATTTTTAATATCTAAAATTTCTTTATTATAAAATTCTTTTAATAAAGGACCATTATCTACAGAATTAATAAATTCTTTTAAAATTAATTTTTGTTTTGAATTTAAATTATTATATTTTTGATTGAAATTTTCAAGCAAAACATGATATGTTAGTGTACGTAAATCCTTATCATATGATTTAAATTCTTCTAAAACTACGTCTTTTATTTTTACTGAGTCTATTTGGGTATTTGTAATATGTTCTAATACATTTATTTTATTTTCTACTATTTGATTAGGATTTATAGTTTTTTGGGTATTATAAATTTCTAATAAAGTATATAAAGAAGCTTGTGCTTTATAATCTACAAGTTTTGTTTTAAATAAATCTTCTACATCATAGTAAGATTTTAGTTCTTTAATTAAATTATATTTTTCATTTTTTAATTTAGTTCTATTTAACTTTTTAGATTGTTCTAAAATTGTATTAAGTACTAAAGTTGCTTTAGACTCTGTAAGTTTTTTATCTTGGAATAAAGTTTCATATAATTTATACTCTTTTCCTAACTCAGTATTTACAAAATATTCTTTAATTATTTTAATTGCTGGTGAAGTTATCCCAGACAATGTATCCCCGGTAATCTTTTTTACTAGAATTTCGAATAAAATGCCGGTGTTTTTAAATTTTGAGTGTTTTATATACATCAATATTTATTTTAGTATAAATATATAGGAATTATTGTTCCTTTATATTTGATTCATCAAGAAGCGAACTTTTCGCATCATTTTGCTCAAACACTAACTTTTTTTCACTAGACATTGAATCTAATAAATTTTGGTGTTGTAAAATGTTAATATTACCTTCTAAAGCTAATGGAGATTTATTAGTATCTGTTGCATCTTTTTTCATACCAGCTGCCCCTAATCTATCTTTACCAAAGTTATCATCCTGAGTGTTTCTTTTAGATACTTTTTTAGAAGGTCTTCCTAAAGGAGTTTTATCTTTTGTTCCATCTTTATAACCATCAGGCACATTTCCGGGATCAGAAAACATTCTTCCACTTCCATATAGTGAAGCTAAATCATGGGGTGTACCATACGATTTTCCTGTTTCAATAGGATCATTACCTTCTGCTTCAATTTGTGATATTCTAAATCCACGTTTGGCATCTTCTCTAATTAAATCTCTATATTCTTCAAATTGATCTTCACTTAAATGGAATATATGTTCATAGATCCAATCTGTTGGTAAAAGATTTGTATCTTTCATTTGAGCAGCTAAATCAACTTTTTCTTTCATTAATGCTATTCTTTCTTGATCATATATAATAGAAGGATTAGTTAATGATAATTCAAAATTACCTAATTGTTCATCTCTATAACCTTGAGTATATAAATGGACTAATGCAATTTTATATAATTCAGATACAATAATTCTTTGTATACGTTCTATAGTACGAGCAAATCTAATATCTTGTGCTGCTAGTGTAGCTTTACCTTCTACATTTTCATCATACCCCATAAATGCTTTTGGAACTTTTAATGCCGCAAATAATTTATCTCTTAAATACTCAACATCTTCAATACCATTCCATTGTAAACCATTTAAATTTTCTATTTTTGTTGCTTGATCATTTCCTCTAACTGGTATGTAATAATCTTCTAATATATTTTGCATGTTATATTTAAGATTATACTCGCCTGTTTTTTCATCAATAAATGGAGTACGCTTTAATTTACTTAAAGTTTTTTCCATAAATGCATCTACTTCATTAGGTGGAATTGAACCCACATTCATATAAAAAATACGTTTTTCTGGTGCACGTACAATTCTATGAATTAACATAGCATCTTCCATTAAAACATATTGTTTAAATATTTTTCTAGCTGGTTCTATATAAGATCTACCATAAGGTAAAAAATTCATATCAGATAATAATCTAAAATGGGCCATTTCATAATTATCAAATATTATTCCTCCAGCTTGATCCCCTGAATTAGGGACATTGTAATAACCATAACTTGAAGTTGATACACCATCGGGCTCAAATCTATATTTTACTTCTGCAGGGTTTGTTTTCTTTCCATCTTCTCCATATCCTACTCCTCCTTCAAGTCTTTCAATATGAAATGCTGTATAAGGAATCACGTTATATACCCCAAATTTTTCTGCAATTTCTAATTTTAAAAAGAAATCACCATATTTACACATATTTCTAATCCATGGCCAAAGATTAAATTCTACATTTAATACATCATAAAATAAGTTATATAATATTTTTTGAATATCTTCATCTGCTGATTTTATTTGTAATACTTCACCCATATCATTTTTTAAAGTAGCTTCATCTGCTATAATATCTAAAGCTGATGCTATGATAGCGTCTTGGTCCATTGCATCATAATCTGAGTACAATAAAGGCCTCATGGCTTGATAATTAAATGATAATTGTTGTCCGTATATGGAGGTGCCTGCGTTTGAGTAAATCCTATTAAATCTATCTACCAATGAATTTGTTTCAAGATTTCCGGTTTGTTGGGCTTTATTAACATCAAAAACTTTAAGCTCGTTACCCCCAACATTACGAATAATTACGTCTGTTGAAAATAATCTTTGAAGTCTTGAAAATAAACTTGTATCTGCCATTATTTTATTTTTTTATAAATATTATAGTAACCATCCTATATTATGGTCTTTACCATCTATTTTAACACTATATGGATTTTTAGCATTATTTGATGAATATCCACCAGCATATTGAACTTTATTACTTTTTACACTATTTAAAGAAGCTCTTGTCATATCTAAACTTTGTTGTTGGAACTTCAATGAAGTATCTCGTAGAAACATACCAATCCCAAATGACATAACCAAGTCATCGTTGTAGCCTGTTTGAGCTTCTGGTCTTCCATTTTTCCAAATAAATACTTTCATTTCTTCTAATAAACGTTTTGAATGAATTGTTACTGATCTATCTCCTACAAATTCTCTAAATTTATTAATACAAAGAGGTCTAGTTCTCATAGACATAGTAAAACCTGGGACCATTTCAGAATTACCTTCAAATACTCTTAAATAAGATTCTGCTGTTAATTGATCAGATTTTGGAGATTGGTATAAATTTTTATATCCTCTTTCAATAATTGCATCTAGAGTTGCCCATCCTATGTTAGCATTTTCTACTACTAACATAGCATTATTATATTCTGTGGCTAAACCCGTTAGAAAATAACCAAATTCTTTAGGGGGCATTTGACCTCTATACTCTGCTACTTGTGTGTTTGTTTGAATGTCCATTACATGACAAGCAGAATAATCTTTTCCATCCCCTCTTGCAACGTCAGCTACTACCATATATTCTCTAGAATAATCTGCTGCCTCCCAAATCCATAAATTTTGATCTACTCCTCTTCTTTCCATTGGATCTTTTATAGTAGTACTACCTACAAAATCAATCCATTCTGAGTGAAATACTATATCACCAGATGTACTAAAGTCACAATCACATTCTTGAGATGCTAATCTAGGATCTCCTAATAATTCATCTTGTCTATCTCTCCATGATTGATCTCTTTCAGGATGAACACTCCACGGTAATCTTATGGGTAAAAAATCATTTTCTTTATTTTCTGCTGATACCCAAGTTTTATGAAACCAATTACCTGTACCGTAAGGTGTACTTAATACTATAGCCCCACCTCCAGTAGCTAATGTTTGTTGTGCTGATGCCCATATTTCTCCAATTTGGTCAATAAAAGCCGCCTCATCAATTAGTAGTAAGGATACTGCTTCTGATCTACCAGCATCACTTGATGCTGATGTTGCTTTAATGATAGATCCATTACTAAGTCTTAAGGATAATTTATTATTTTCTTCTGCGTTAATTTTTAACCATGAAGGTAAATTATCATACATAAATTTTACCTTAGTAACCATGTTACGTGCTGTTTCTTGCTTAGTTGCAATACATAACACATTTTTATCTTTATGAAACAACATTAACCATAATGAATAACCAGCTGATAGTGTTGATATTCCTAATTGTCTTGATTTTAGAATAATTGAATAAGGATTTTCTTGCATTAAATGCAATACTTTTTCTTGAAATGGGTATAAATTAAATAATATTCTTCCTCTTTGAGGATGTTGAATATTACAGTATTTTTTCATAAAATGGGCAGGATCTTTTGCACATTTTATATATTCTTGTCTTATTACTTGTTTTAAATCTGACATTATTTATTTCCAAATTTCCAATATAATCTACCTGATATAACAGGTTTAAAATCTTGATTAACTCCTATTCCTAAACCATATATTTGCTTTTTTTTATCTTTATAAAGTAATTCTCCTCCTATATAGTTAATTTGATCGCTTCTTCCTTGTAAACCTAAACCATAATAAAATTCTCTATTATTAAGATAAATTTCTTCTGTTATCTTTGTTGTAGGAATTAATATATCTGATTTTACTTGTCTTGAAAATATACTATTTTTTGATATAGTATCTGTTATTATTATTATACCTAAAGAATCTAAAACAATTTCATCTATATAAACATTTTTAGCGTAATAATCTTTTAAAACTTCTAAAGTATCAATAGGAGTATTTATTAATATAGAATCAATTTTGTATTTAGTAACAACTTTTGTCTTCCATTTAGGAACATAAACAGGTTTATCAATAGTAACAGTATCCCATTTAGTTTCAACTTTTGTTATAACTTTAGGTTCTATTTCTATTGGGGATTTATTGCAGCTTCTTTGAAAAAGTAAAACTATAATTAAAGCTACAATTAGTAGAGTTTGTATATTCTTAAAGAAGTCCTTCAAGTTCTTTTTTTATTTTAGTTAATTCTCTTAAACGATCTGTTAGCTTTTGTTTTTCTCCACCTTCAGCATTTTTCCACTTTTTTACTACTTGTTTCATTTCTTTAGCAGTTTGTTGTAGTTTAGAAGCTATTTTAGATATAGAATCTCCTTTTTTAGCAGCTTTACTTGCTTGTTTATCCATATCATCTTCATCCTCTTCATTAACAGATTCAAAAGCCATGTCTTCTCCACCACTATGAACATACAAATCTGTAGTATCATCTACATCTTTTTTATCTACATATCCATCATCTTGAAATTTATCTGAATCATTTCCTTCTGATATTCCTAAATCTGCACTTAATTTAGCTGTTTTTTCTAATTCAGCGTTATAATCTTGCTGATTTTTAACATCATCTAAAGATGCTGCCTCTAAAATATCAATGATTTCTTCTTTTATGGCATTTTTTAATTCTGATCTTTTCATTTTAAGAGTATTTTGTTATAAATATCATAAAGAAACTGCTTGTTTAATCAATTTTATACGTTCTTCTGTTGATCCTTCAATTTCTACCAAATTTTTAATTTTATGTCTATATTTAGTAATTAAAAGCTGAATATTTTGATCAATTAGTTTTCTATATTCTATATTGGTTTCTCTTACTCCATTATTTTCAATTTCTACACCTTCAGGTGAAACATAAAATATATAATCATACTCATCTAACATATGAGATGCAAAATTACAAAAATCATCTGCTTCAAAATAATACATTGATTCAGAACATTTAGCAAATGCCATTACATCAATAATAGTTCTATCTGTTATAATATTATCTTGCATTAATTCACTAGCTCTTTCAGCTAAAAACACAGCTTGACCCTTAACAGTTGAATCTGTATTTAATGGAATACCCATTTCCATAAGATATTTAGAACGTTCTGTTCTAAATTTATATTCTTTAAACTCTGGTAGTTCAGCTAAAGCATTAACTAAAGTTGTTTTACCTACACTCATTGTACCACAAAAACCTATTTTCATATTATATATTATATCGCTCGTTACCAAGCATTATTTTTAAAACATTCTCTGGAATAGCCGAATTTACAAATGGGTCTAATTTAGCTATAGCTTGAGTAACATCATGTGCTATAATAGGAACAACCTTAATAGTTCCATTATCTATATATTTACACTCATATAATAAATTATCTTTAATCTTAGATAAACCTAGTAGTTTAATTTCTAAGATTACTGTATTCCTATTTATTTCTATCAAAGATGCTGCTAATTCTTGATCTTCTTGTTTATATTTTTTTCTAATCATAATTAAAATGGTAAATCTAATGGATCTAATTGTGAAGATCCCATTCCTACTCTATAACTGTCACTATCAAAATGTTGTGTCGATACCTCAAATATACAACTTCCCTCTTTAAGAGCCAACATTTGGTGAGGTTGTCCTGGCATTAAGTGAATACAATCTCCTTCTCTTACTATTACTTTATGGTGTTCAGCTGTTTCAGTATCAATGTAAGTATATTGAAACTCACCTTTAGAAATATACCATGCTTCATCTTTTAGTAAATGATAATGCATCGAAAATGATTTTTGATTTTTAAATACTAATAGTTTACCACAATAATATTCATTATTAATAATCCACAACTCATAACCCCATGCTTTTTCATGCCTTTCTCCTTGATAAGGCATAGCTTGTAATGTATGTTCTCTCATATTAATTTCTATAAGTTTGACCTTTGGGAGCTGATTGTTTATACCAAGGTAATCCTTCTCTTTCTTTCATTATTTCTCTAAAATCTTCTTCTGAATATTCTATTCCTGATAGAAAATAACCTTTTTTAAATTCACTTTTTTTAGATATTGGAACAATAGCTGGTAAATCCCATCTATGATGTTTGAAATGATCTTCACCCTCCATTTTAATTAAATAATGTCTTGCACCTTTAACTTTAATAACTTTTTCTTCATATAATTTTTCACTCATAACTTTATTTTTTATTTTAATTTATTTTGAAATTTCATAAAATCTTTATTTTTATCATTAGTTAAACCTCCTACAGTATGGATTTTATCATCTTCTTCTGACCATGGTCCTGGTTTATCAGCCCATTCTAAAAAATCATTAATTTCTTTTTGATTATTTAAAATTTGTTCTGCTACTAATGTACCTTGTGCTCCTGATACTGTAATACCTCTAGCACTTAAAGCATCACCTACAAAATGTATATTAGGGTATGTGGTTAAACTTAAATCATTATAATTTACTAATGGTTCAGGTGACAAATACTTTACTTCAGGTACATAAATACCCCAATCATCTTTAAGTGTTGGGAATACTTTTTTCATATCTTCAATAAAATCTTCTATATAACTATAATAACCTTGAAATGCATCTTTAACTCGGTCTAATGATTCAATAGGCATAGCATCAACTTTAATACCTTCACTAGTCATCCCAGCTTCACGAGTAGGAGAGTAATATAAACCTGTATGAGTTTTTCTTCTAAATCTACCTTGACCTTTAGAGTTATCAAACCAGGTTTCATTTACAGCTTTAACTAACTCTCTTGACCAAGTAAAGGGTTCATCAATACCCTGAATTTCCATTAAAATGCCAAAATTAGTCATATTGTTCCTATGCTCTTCTCCTTTTTTAGCATGTCCATTGTAACTAACATCTCCATACGTTTTTTCAACGGCAACATATGCTGCATTGTTGTTTGTACAGAAAGAGCGTAGTGATACTCCTTTGTCTTCGAATTTACGATATAATTTAAAATCATAAGATACATCAATTAATTTTTGAAAGTGTTTTTGTGGTGCTTCAAATCGAACACCTATTTGTACCGGTTTTGATTCAGTTGGTAATTTATATTTTTCAGCTAATTGTTTACCAAAGTCAATACCTGATTTACCTACACCAAAAATAAGTGTATCGTATTCAAATGAATGTTCTAAATCAGATTCAAGTACTACTACTTTACCTGTATTATTTTCAAAATCAATATCTGTAACTTTAGCTTCCCATTCAAATTGAACACCACCATCAACTAAAAAGTCATACCAATTTTTACCTATTTCATGTAAATAATCTGTACCAACATGCCATACTGGGAATAAACGTAATCCAAAATATGGTTTAATAAATTCTGGTTCTGCAATAGGGTTTGAACATTGTACTTCTTCGGGTTTAGGGTGGAAACGTTTAAAATTATCAATCACCTGATCAAATAATTCCATTGCTTTTTCTTCACCACAATATTTAGATAATTGCCCTCCAATTGAAGTATGATAAGTTAATTTACCATCAGACCAACCTCCTGCTCCTAGGAAACCTGTCATTACCTCTTCATATGGTCTTAAATATGGATCTTTACCCATATCAATTATGGTAATTTTACCATCAAAACCATTATCAATTAGCTTAGTAGCAGCATTTACATTTGCTACACCTGCTCCAATCATTACTACGTTTTTACTCATATTGTCATTTATTTTTAACACATTAATATACGAACTAAGAATGGCGTCTCCTAGGG